TTGAAACCTCGACAAGTGTTGTGGTGTCAAGAACACGGAAGGTGATTGACGCACCAGCCTTCGCAGTCCACGTAGCACCCTCCTCGAGTACGAAGGTAGAACCGTCAGCGATGGTGGCAGCCTTATCGGTACCAGCACCAACGAGTGTGATATATCTACCCTTATCGCTCTTACTGAGTCCACTGACTGTAGCGATAGCAGCTGCTGCTGACGTTCCATTTGGAATCGTGTATGTATTACTGCCTGCTGTGATAGCTACATCTGTAGCATCCGCATTGATGGCAGTAGCAGCAGTAACAGCTGGGTTACCAGTGTAAATCAGTGGAAGGTCTACAGAGCTGCGCTTGAAGGTAAGGGTGGTGTAACGACCATCCTTATCGTCCTTCGTCTCAGTGTTAGAGAGGATGATAGGACGCTCGAGCTCACCAACGATGTACCACTCCTTCTTCTTAATATGCTTATAAAGAGCGATAAACTTACCACCGCTGTACTCCTCAATGAAGTTATAAAGGTTTGCACGAGCTCCGCCCATTACCATTACAAGCTGATTTTCGCCTGTGGTAGTGATGTCGCCCTTCTCTGTGGTACCAGTGAAGGTTGGAATGTCGTGTGCCTCGAAGTAGTGTGGTATCTCATTCGGTTTCAAAGGAACAGGCGCAACCTCACGATTAGCGTTAGGTTGTGGGAACTCCTTGGTGCGGTCGATTTGATCGAGCGCAATGAGATATACGATGTAAGAGATAGCACTACCGTGTGTATCTCTATCGGATACATCGTCTACGTGACCGAGCAATGCCATAGAGGCTAAGGTAACACCTGAACCAGCAGCAGCACCGAGAGAGTGGTCAAGCAGCGCGCTGAGGATCATAACGATTCCAAAGACGGCAAACATGATCATAAACATCTTGCGTGCCTGTTTATTCGCGTAGTTATTATACGCACGGCTGTGTTTTTGAATATTTGACTTTTTCATCTTTTTTTTATTTTGTAGGGAGCCTCCGTGATGGCTCCCTATGGTTATACTTATTTAATAAACAAAATGTACTTTATCGTCCACCTGGTACGTTAGGTTGCAACTCCTTGTTGATGGTGCGTTTGCCACCTATGCAACGCTCCAACTCACGGAACTTGTTGTCGCTACCAAGAATTACCATGATGTAGTCGCCTACAGCTGTAGCGGTGAAGGCATCAGTGATACTATCGAACTTACCAGACTTGGCAATTTTTGGCAACTGAGTCTTATCACCGCACTCGATACAGTATGCTACACCAGCCTTCGCATTCTCGATGTCGGTGATAGTTGTCAGTGTTGTGGTGCTGTCTGTGACTTGCCAGAAGCCATTGTTACCATCCACCTTATCGGTGATAGTTGCAGCAAAGAGGTTGATGAAAATCTGCTGCCACTCGTAGTTGTTCTTATCCATCTCCTCCTTAGTGGCGAAACGTCTACCAGTGAATGAAGCAGAAGTTCCCTCTTTCCACACACTCCAAGCACGAACCTGCTCCATGCTCTCTTGCATCTTCACAGAGAGCATCTCACCAGGAACAAACTCCAAGAACTGAATGTTACCTGGCTCATGCAACATCATGAACGGTGTCTGACCGAGGTATGGCAACCAGATGATACGCATCGTTGTGTCTGGTACCACGCTCAAGGCACCCATAGGTCCAGTGAAGTCAGTATCTTTACCATAGGTAGAACGAACATTCTTAATCCACCATGCCTGATGGTTCTTGTTCAAGTAAATGAAGTGGTTGTCGAGATCCATATCCTCTGTAATAGAAGCACGAACATCAGCAATGAACTCCTGAACAGCTGGGAGGAAGGTTGCCTGCGTGTAGGTGCGATATGTACTCTCATTGTGTGGCTTAATATCGTACTGGTGTACATAGCGCAGCAAGGTGTAGAGAACACCAGTAGCAGCATTGAGGTAGCTACCAGCAACACCCTTATCAGGCTTCACGTAGATACCACGCATACGGCGTTTGTTCTGCTCAACCTGTGCAGCACGGAGAGTATTGAGTAACTGATACTCAATCATTGACCACTTGATAGGGTCAGAACCTTCCTTGTTGAGATAACCGATATACTTACGCTCGATTTCTTTCATAGGACCCCATTCCATCTTGATCATAGCGTCGTCAACGTACCCATAGTGGTTCTCTATCTTCATACCGCCCTTGAAGACCTCACCAGACTGGTAAGCCTGAGAAACCTCATCGAAGAAGGCGTTGAAAACAAGACCACGGTCTTGGTAGCCGTAAGCGACTGGGAAGAACTGAGTAAGGTCACGTACCTGTAGAACACGAGCGATGAGTGCATCCTGACGAAGTACAATGAACTGATCTCCAAGACCTGCGTTGTCTACTCCATCGTAGTTCGTAGCGTAAGTTCCCTTTGCAAGCGCAGCTGCATCAAGCATCTTGTTCTGTTGAAGGTACTGATAACGGTTCTTGAGCGACTTGGCATAATTGCAAGCCTCCTTATAAAAGGCAACGCCATCTACCTGTTCGTCAACCTCAGGAAGAGCAGCAGCTGCTCGTGGGTTAGCTGCAATCTTGTTCCAGCGGTTCTTCATTGAGAAGAAAGGATGCTCAACACCGAAGAGATAGTCTGCTGTGTTAGCGAAACCATTAACACTCAGAGGAACAGCATTCACTGTTTGTGCAGGAACGTCAGGTGCTGGGTTTGCTCCCATAGCCTGAATGTCAGCACGCATACCCTTGATACCCTCAAGGATACCCTCAAGAGTTGCGTTGCCTTGCTGTGCAGGCTGCTGTTCACCATTATCATCAGCTGCTGCTGAGGGCTCACCACCATTCAGAACTGACTGAATGGTGTTCAGCATCTTCTGAAACTCATCCGCCTGTTGAGCTGTCTTCTGTGCAGCTTGTTCAGAAGCAATGTCATCAGTAAGCGTACTCTGGTACTTCTTCTGATACTCTGCGACGAGTGAGTTAAACTCATCCTTTGTCAGGCTTTTGTCTTCGAATTTCTGCTTGAAGCCAAGAAGCTCAATGACACTCATTAGTTTTTCTTTCAAATTCATAAATAACTAAAAATTAAAGTAATACATCTATATATTGTAAATGGCAGTCTTAAGTTTCTTTGCCTCAGTATATTCACGACCCATCGTAGAAGTTTCTGCGATTGCTTCTACCATTGTCTTACAACCATCCGTTAGACCGAGTTCCACAGCCTGAGGAGTGTAGAAGGTTTCACCACGCAAGACAGGAGTATCATCGGGGAGGTCGACGAGTTTACTACGCTGTGAAAGAACCTCGTCTAAGAACTGTACATTCATTGGGTCGAGGATGTCTTTCACATATTGCTCATCCTTACCTTGACGAAGATCATCGAAGACTTTGTTCTTCAGATCAGACTTGGTTGCTTTTGCTTCGACCTTCTTAATACCGAGCTTAGCAAAGTAAGGTTCAAAATCGTAGAAGCTGCACATTGTACCGATACAACCTACATAGTCATTCTGTGTCATGGCGTAGATGCGCTGACCGTGGCATCCGATGTAATACCCAGCTGAACAACACATCTGTTCATAAAAGGTGAGAATTGGTTTCTCGCAGCTACGTAGAGTTTCACTCAAGCGGTCGAGGTACCACGCTTCACCACCTGGTGAGTTGATGTGAAGGAAGTGACAAGATATTTGCGGATTAGCTTCTGCTGCAAGTAGATCTGATTGCAGTTGCTTACTTGAGAAGTAGTAATATGAATCAGACATCACGGTACCGAATACACGATGATAAGCAATACTGTTATCAGGTAGTTGCTCATCACGGAACTCATCTGTAAGTGTAATAGGAGCGGTGTTTTCTTGATTCGTTACCTTCTGAATATCCAAGAGAGCAAGATGTGACTCAAGTTGATACCAACTATGGGTATTAAGGTAAGCGAGCATTTCATCTTTCGTCATGCTGAGTGCAGACTTTATCTCAGGTTTGTCAGGTGTTTTACCATTGAGTGGGAAGGCCGTTAACATGACCTGTCGAAATCCGTCAATGGTAATGAATAGAGGCTTCCCTGAGACAAGTAGAGACTGTAATTCTTTCATCAAAACTATTTTTGATGCGAATTTACTATATAATAAGGTGTAGGCAAAAGACCTATAGAAGGGGGTCTGTGAGCATTTTACACTTGATTATGAGGTTTGCGGAGTTCAAATTTGAAGATATCTGAACTCGTGCAGGAATATCTATAATACCGACACGATGAGTTTTCCTATCAGATGTCTTGATTGTAACGATAGCACTTCTCTCTATTGCGAAGATCCTGAGAGTTTCTTCATCGGGTAAGTCTATCACTATGGTTTTATCGCAGTTCCAATAATTACCAGCCTCATTGTCAGTAAGTTGGGGAATATACGTGAAGGTATCGGCAACGAAATCATACACTTTCTTCTGCCCTTCTCTGACCGGGTTTACAAGACTCACTTGTACGGTGTTTAAAAACTCTAACATATTATAAAACATTTGAATGACAAAAATGATAGTTTGGTATGTATTAAAAAACATTAAATATATGCAACTTTTTGATACTTACGAACCTTCTTGGGTCTAAGGCGGTTGCGGAAGCGGTAAAAATTCTTCAACAACGCATCTGATGATATAGACTTCAATTGATAGCTGCGAATGAAGTCATAGATAACATCGAGGTTTCTCTTCTGTCGACCGAACTCTTCATTCTCCAACAGAACACGATGGAGTTCGAAATTGAACATTCTTCGTATCTGACCCTCTATCTCCTTGGCTGCTGCTGGAGATAGGTAATTGTAATAAGCAGGATCTTTCCAAGGGGTGGCGATAACGCCAGCCTTGCGCTGTGGTAAGTGAATACGGAGGTTGCCATTTACGACATCAGGTTGATTACTGCGTTGCTTGGTCATATTCTCCCATACGCAGAAGTATAGATCTGTGGTGCTTGGAATCTTGACACCACCAGTAACTGTGTCTTTACAATATTTTGCAATTATGTATTCTGCAAGATACTGTTCTATTTGAATTGTTACTACTCTTTTCGCAGTCCTTTTTTTTTTCTCCATATCCTTTTTTAGTTTTTAGCCGTCCTACCGTCCTACATTCCTACAAAATTAGACTTAATTAACGCAAAGTTACAGATTATCAATGAGATAATAAAATTTTATCACTCAAAAGTTTTGTTATTTCACCCCTTTTTGTCGTCCTACAATCCTACAAAAGCACATATTTTGTAGGAAGACGAATCCAAAACAGAGAAAAACACGAAAAAATCGATTTCCTACAACGTCCTACAATCCTACAAATAAACAATTAAATCCTATTTCCTATAATAATAATATAACTATTTGATTTATAGGTATATATGTAGATTATAGGTTTGAAAAGAAAAACAATTTGTAGGATTGTAGGATTGTAGGACGGTGTTTTTCTGAAAATTTATTTTCAAAAGTCACGTTTTCGAGGTTTCTTCTGAAAATTGGGGGTACGGGGGATTTTTCGCACCTTCAGTAATAAAGAATGTGATATGGATATGATACGGTGTGTTATATGATATGTGATATGGATATAAAAAATGAGTCGTGCCTATTCATCCGAACTG